ATAGTCCCATTCAACAACCGATCTATCTAAGATCAGTCGATGTTGGTTCATGACTGGTTCTAGGGCATCAATGATACGGTCTTCTTTACGGACATTAGCTCGTACTTCTTCTACGTCGATGGCTTGTTTAGTTTGTTGTAAATGTTTTTTAAACAACTCGGCGACAATACCATCTCCAAAGTTGGTTTCGATGAGCAATTTAGTAACGTTATAGCGTTTACAACCCCTAAGGATATCAAGGAGGGTATTGTCACTATAACCATCACGATAAGCGCGAACTTCATGGACATAAAGAAATCCGTTACGTTGACTAATGTATGTAGCTGCTGTTTCATCACTACCACGACCAGATGGGTCTACGGAGCAGATTGTCTCCGTGTATGGTCCCCACTCTCCTTGGAGTTGCATCGGGGAGTAGAAGTAATCACCAGGTAAGCCAACTGTAGGCAGGTCTTTGAGAACATTACGAGGGTCACTGCACCACACAACAGCATCCGGCGCTTGAGTCGGGTTAACAGAGGTAACGACAAGATCGGAGAACTTAAGTGGGAACTTTTCTGCATCACTTAGAGAAGTATCTAATTGGAACTGAAGCATAAAGTTTGAACGACCCATAGATGCTTCCCGTTCAAGGAGATCATCATTGGTGAAGCGATCAGGATCTGTTGGGGTCCACTCTTCAGCACCCATTTCGATGTCTTCCACAAGTTGAGGAGCGAGTAGTCCTTCATATTGAGAAAGTTTATCTTTGCGGGGATAACGAGAAGTCCAGACAAAAGGTCTGTAGCTGCGTTCAGCGAGTTTTCGGTAGATTGTAAAGGTAGTCTGTGGAGTACCTAGGTACATGATGCGACTATCCTTCTTAGGTGTCAGGATAGATTCAGCTTCTGTGCAAAGCTGTAGGAGCTTCTCTCGCATCAGCTCTGTCATGGAATTACCAGGAACTTCTACGTCATCCAAAATCATGAGGTCTGCACGACTACCAGTTAGCTGACCCGTGATACCCACAGACTTAACAGAAGGTGCTTGGTGGGGACTACAGTTTACATCAAAGCTAATGCGAGACCAACGTGCTTCATCACTCTTAGGTCTAAGGTGTGCTAGCCAAGGTGTTTCAATAATGAGTTTCTGCAAAAAGATACTCATATTGTCTGCCCGTTCCTTAGAGGCAGAAATGATCATGATTTTCTTTTCAGCGTTATTGAAAAGAGTCCATAACACAAACGCTCCAGTAATCCAGCTCTTACCGACTCCTCGGAACGCTTGAATCTGTAGTCGTTTAGGTCCATGCTGTAGGTAGTCAGCAATGGCGTATTGTGCTCTGGTGGGGGATGGTAGATCTAACTGCTGCCACAGTGCTTGAAGAAACAGCTTGAAATCACCCCGTAGAGCCTCTAAAATATCATTCACGGTAGATTGTACCTAAAGTGGAGGAGAGGCACCTTCTAGGGGCTTCTAGGCACCTCTCACGGGCTTTTAGTCAGCAAGCTTTACTCGTGGTTTCCAATACGTATTGTAGATACGTTCTGGTGTACCAATTGTAGACATCTGACGACGAATCTGAGCAGCAGGACTATTTTGCTTAATTAGCATTCCAGGGTCAACATTACCACCACCAATCTTCAACAAGTTATAGGACATGTTGTTAGTAGTGCGGAAACCATGCCTAGTTTGTGCCCTAGCAATAGCATTCTGACCACTGTAGTAACCTGGTTTGAAGTTCTGTTGAAGCCAGTTAATGAACTCCCAAGGCCCCATCTGTGGTTCTTGTGGTTGAGGGTTTGGCATTAGATTTCTCTACCTCCAAAGATGTTATTGAATGCACGCTGCCCTGCTTTACCAAGCCAACGAAGTTCATTATCAATAGTTTCAATTAAGGTTTTAGACTTAGGCATTGCTTTTAGTTGAGCTACACCAGTTGGTGTGTTAGCCATTACTGGACGTGGAACTGGTATAAGTTGTTCTGCTTGAACTTTTGCCTTCTGTTTAACGTTAGCATTAGCCCTGATTGCACCTGCCGTACCAGTAAGAGCAAGAGATGCCGGTGCCGCTAATGGTGCTACCATCGGAACTAAACTAGCAAGACCAGCTGCACCACCTAAAGCTTGCAATGTGCCAGCTAGTTTATCAGATGATGAGCCACCAGTTAAAGCCTGAGTGGTCCCTGCTTTAACATCACCAACATCAAACATAGCACCTATAGCGGGTAACGCTGCAGTTGCTCCAGCAATAGGTTGCATAACTTTAGTTACCAGTGGCGGCCAAGCAGATTTAACAACCTTTAGAGGGCCAGCCATTCCACCTTCAACATTAGGGTTAAATTCATCAACTTTAGGCATTCTCCCCTGAGTAACAACCTGTCCAGGTGAAACCCTTTCAGTATCCAATTTAAAGGCTTCTTTGTCCGTTAACGTTCTATTTAAGCCAGTTGCAAATAAACCAGATCGCTGCAAAGCGTACTCGTATGCATCTTCTAGCCAATTTGTTGGCATACCAAGAGAGCGCATTTCATCCGGAGACAAGCCACGTCTAGGAGCAGCACCATGCCCTGGATTACCTTTCACCTGAACATTTTCTATATCACGATAATTAGAAGCAAGCTCGGGATTTGCATTACGACCTGAAGTTGGTCCTGCTTCGGATGCAGCAGTCCAGTGACCATTATGCCAAACAAGACCTGTTGTTTTTGTTAGTTGTTGAGTTCTGCGTCCAGATTCATTCCATCCACGTTTTACATCTTTTATGTAATCCTTTGTAAAACCTTTTGGCAATTCACCTGCCGCTTCTTTTGCCTCTAAATGATCAATTAAAGGTTTTGGAATACGCTCAGCAAGCATACGCGTATCAAGAGAAAAGCCGGACTTACTTTCCTTTAAATTGATACCTTTGATACCCAGAGCTTCGTAAATCTCCTTTTTAGTCTTACCTTCAGCTTTTAAAATATTAGCGGCGTCAATGAGTTCTGAATAGCTATTAAAGATTGTTGGAACGTTTCCTCTTCTGGCTTCGTCTGCATAGTGCAGATCTAGCACCTGTTTTATAGGTCTAGTGCTGAGAGCTTGCGCGTTTCTATCCATTTAGATAACATTCCCTTGCCCTTGCTTTTGGCGTTCTCGATAATTCATATATCGTTGCTCACCAGCACTAAGAGGTCGGGACTGTTTTTTATCAGCAGGCCTTGGAGCAGGAGCTTTAGCTTTGACTTGCTCATTCTTTGGCATAGAATAATTACCAGTCTTCTCATCAGCACTACGACCAAGAGAACCAGGTCGATCACCCTCTTTACGTTCCTTACGGACTTCCTTACCAGTTGAATCCTTACCTTGCTGCCTACGGCGACTAGCCTCAGCCATATCTCGAATTTCTTGAGCCACCTTACTGAGAGGCTTCTTTTTCGTATTTTTATCCATTTATTTAATATGTGATAGGATTAGATCTTCCCTAGGTGTTACCCCGAAGGTGGCTCTCATCCATTGGAGCCAGTTGTTACTTCCCTTAGCCTGATTACATGAACGGCAGGATGGAACAAGGTTCTTGGTAAAAGAAGCTCCGCCATAACAGCGAGGCTTGACGTGATCAAGAGTGAGTTCATCAGGTTCATAAGTGTTACCACAATAGACACATTGGTTATGAAAGTGCTCCTTAATAGCGCGTCTCCAAAGACGCTTTGCTTCGGGACTTGTCATGGCTATTAGGTTTTGTAGGTAGTAATCAGGTTCAGGGAAGAGAGGCGTCATGCGTACTTCTTGCCAGTTCTTGGACGTTTACGGTTAGATGTTGGTTTCTCAAGCTTGCCTTTGTTAGGGCCTGTGTGAGAAGCATCCATGCCATCGCCATTACCGTATGTCCCAAGTTTCCTGTTTAGCTTGTTAGCTGCAGTACGAATCTTTAGACCTTCCTTGGTCTTGTTATATTTAGCCTGTTGCTTCAGACGCTTTGCCTTAGCTTCAGGGTTTTGTTTGTAATACTCAGCTGTAGACTTTGCCATACAACCTCTTTTGTACTAGCTCCGGATCAATCTTTGGCATGATGGTGGCAAGTTTATCCAATGGATTACCATCGTATGCAACACCACTGATGTCATTCTTAGAGAGCCAATCACAAGCTGCCTTTAGATCAGCAGTAGAGGCTTCACCGGATTTAATCCGATTAAGTAGCTCTTGTGTGACCATATTGTGGAGTTCATTAAACATGTCCTCCGTTGCTTTCTTCTTAGCCATTTCTCAATACGATCTGGTCTAGTTTGTTTTCGATGCGGATCATGTGATCCTCCATCTTTTGGAGAGCAGCAGCTAACTCTTGTCGTGGGACATACTTCTCAGCAAGACGCAATTCGATGTCGTCAATACGCTTGTCAATGACATCCATACGTGAGTTTGACTTACCGTGAATGGTCATCACACCACCACCTACCCCCACAATGAGTGATACCACCCCAGTAATGAGTGCTTCAATCATGCTGATTCATCAATCGAATAAGTTTCTGCGGGTAGATAGGATCAGTTGCATAACCTTCTGCTTTGAGGAGGTATGCACAATCTTCCCGAGTAGCTGCTCGATTGACACCTCGGTAACCTTTGTAATCTTTATACCACTGTGTAACGAGGTGGTTTACACAGTCAAATGGTGTAGCAAAATCCTTAAACGATGCCTTGATCGTCACAGGACCATTGCCATAATCTTCCCAGGTAGTCTTAATCGTACCTGGACCTTTGATACCAAAGAAGTTATTCTTGCCACTTAGGGCGGTTCCATGAGCACTCTCTAGTGCCCACTGTGCTGCAACAACCTCAGGGAACTTGGCACCAGCAGCTGCTGCAGCCGCTTCAATACCATCCCAAGTGTTGCTGAATGTTTGAGCCGGAGGTTTAGCAGGAGGAGTCCTCCAAAGTTTTACCCATTCCTGGTCATCAGAAAGCCCCTCAGACCCAAGAAGTTTCTCAAGGGCTTGAAGGGCTTTGACTTGATTGGGCAAACCTTTGTAGTACCGTGCT